AGAAATTAAGAAAATACTGTAGTTATCCACATGGGAAAGTTGTAGATGTGCCGACCACTTGCTATACTACAAACATAATTCGTTGTGTGTTGGGTCGATACCGAGGTAGCTCCTCGATATGAGAAAGTAAGGAGAGTGGTACCCATTACTTCGTACCTTACAACTAACGAAGGAACCAAACCCACTAGGCCCAACACAGAGTGTGTTATATAAAAAACTATGAAAACAAAAACAACAAAACAAAAAATATCTGGTGCAGAGATAGGTAGACTAGGCGGAAAGAGCACAGTAAAAAGTCATGGAAAAGCGTACATGAAAGCACTTGGAAAGAAAGGTGCTGAAGCACGCTGGGGTAAGAAAAAATTAAAAGCTAACAAAAAATAAACATATGTCAGAATTAAAAACTGCAGCGCAATTGGAAAAAGACAAACAAGAGGAATTGAACGGTCGAGTACAAGCATTCAACGGAAAGCTGATCGCATTACTAGGTGAGTACAAACTTGCTCTAGGTGCTGTCGCATTCCTACTTCCTGATGGTAGAATTAGCGCAAGGCCACACGTCTTTAACGATGTGAAACCAGAACCAACAGCTGATTCTGAAAAGAAACCAGAGGAAGCATTGGAAAAGGTCGATTAATAAAATAACCAAACAAATATCATGACAGACAAAATTTGTACATCTGGTCACGTAATGAATGATTCAGATGTTGTATGTGGCAGATGTGGTTCAAGTGCCCAATTATCAAATAATAATTCAAATACAATGGAAAACGAAGAAAACAAAGTAGTAGAAAACGGTGCTGTTGAAACACCAGCAGTTGAGGAAAAGTTAGAGGGTGAAACAGTCGCTGTAGAATCAGCTCCTGAAGTACCAGCTGATTCAGAGGTAAAAGATGAGTCAACAGACTCACCTGAAGCTTCAGAGGAAGCTCCAGCTGTAGATTCTGCACCAGCAAGTGAGGAATCACCAGCAGAATAATATGATGTTCATACTCGGAGTAACTGTAGGCATTTTGGTATCAGCATTTATCTTGATAGTAATGACATACTTCAGACGTGTTATAGAACACAAAGTCACTATCATCGAGAAACAAATCGAGAGTATGGGTCCTAAACCACGAGGATTCATTGTCGAGCCAGAATCAGAAGCAGACGAAATACGAGCCAACATCATAGCGAGAAATCGCAGTCAGGGTAGAGATACGAAGTTAGAGGAATTACAATGAAAAAGGGAAGTAAACATAGAACAGAATCAATACAAAAAATAAGTCGATCTATGATTGGTCATGCTGTTCTTACTTCTACTAGAGAAAAGATGAGTATTAAAAAGAAAGGTAGACCATTTTCTGGTGTGAGTTATAACAGAAAAGGTGAGTCACTAACTGAATTACATAAAAAGAGAATATCAGAATCGAACAAGGGAGAAATGAGTCACAGATGGAAAGGTGGAATTACTAAGGAAAATCACAAACTTAGAAATTCTAGAGAGTACAAACTGTGGCGTGTAGCTGTTCTGGAAAGAGATGGTAAGAAATGTATTTGGTGTGGTTCCAGTGAAAATCTTCACGCAGATCACATTAAAAGATTTGCTGACTACCCAGAACTTAGATTCGCAATAGACAATGGCAGAACTCTTTGTAGAAAATGCCATCAAACGACTTATAAAGTTTAGAATGATAATCCGACAAATCTATGAAAAAAACACCAAAGATAATTCCCAGAGGGAAGCAAATATTAGTTAAACCAGATGGAGAGGGATCAAGAGTCACAGACTCTGGTCTAGTTATGCCATCTAACGTAGAGCAAGAGCAGAAAGCTATCGGAACAGTTATCTCCGTAGGCCCTGAAATCAAAGACATCAAAAAGAACCAGCGAGTCATTTATGGTGCATTTGCTGGTGAACGAATAAAGATAAAAGAGGGCACGTCAGAAGTCGACTACGTGCTCCTTTTTGATGAGGATGTTCTTGCTTTTATAGAGGACTAACATGAGATACGGTCGTGACTTGGGTTGCCGATTCGGACAACCACATGACATGAGAGTGCTTCATGAAAACCCTCACGTGAAGTGGGAAGTTTGTCAGATTTGTGGAATGAGAAAACGATACAACAAAGGATATAAAGGTAGAATCAACAACAACGAATACCTCAAAGACCACGTCAGAAACTTCGCACAAAAATGGGGTGCCACAAAAAGAATTTATAATAAGATTTATCAACCTGAGAAAACTATCATACACATATGAGTAACACTGACATCAAAATCGTAAAAGAAAAAACATTTGAAACCATCAAGTCCGCTGTGAATCAGATGGTGGATACGATTCGGCCAACATTCGGGCCCGCAAGCAATAAAGTCATCATAGATACTCCAATGTACTTTAGTCCGTTGGCTGTAGATGATGGTGTGCAAATCGCTAGAGATTTCAAACTTGAAGACCCAGCTGAGAATGCAGTGGTCAAATTTATAAAAGAAACTGCTATCAAAACAAACGATCGTGCTGGTGACGGCACGACTGGCGCATTGATTATCTTGCAAGCCATCGTGAACGAAGTATCACGAAAAAACAAAGTAGACGGCCGTAAAATAGAGCTTGAACTAAAGCGAGGATTTGAGGAATTGCAGAAGCAGATAAGAAAGTCTGCAAAACAAATCAAAACAAAAGAGGATCTGAAAAAGGTTGCTCTTATCTCATTTGATGATGAGAAAATTGCTGAGATGATTGCAGAACTGTATTTCAAACTAGGAAAAGACGGAATCATAACCATCGACAAATCTCCAACAATGACCACTTCTGTGGAAATGACAGAGGGAGTAAAACTCGACAATGGATACATAAGCCCATACATGGTCACAAACCCAGAGAGGATGGAAACTGTGATAGAGAAGCCATACATCCTCATTACCGACTACAGACTGATGGAGGGTGCTGACATCATGCCTATCATGGAAAAGATGCTGGCCGAGAAAAAGAATGCACTCGTCATCATTGCAGAAAATGTAGAGGGAAATGCACTGGCAACACTCGTAATAAACCTAACCCACATCACAAACCCACAAACACGAAAACAAGGCCATATGAACGCAGTAGCCATCGTAGCCCCAGCTGACGACAGACAAACCAAACTAGATGACCTTGCCATACTAACTGGCGCAAAGATGTTCACTCAATCTAAGGGTGACAAAATCGAAACAGCAACACTAAAAGACCTTGGTCGAGCGGAACGGTTCATCTGTAGACAGGATGAGTCCATTATCGTAGGTCCACGTGGAAATAAATCAGACATTGACGTTGCTGTTAAGAGTTTGCGAACGGCAATTGCAAATGAAAAAGTAGAATCAAAGAAAGCAAAATTGGAAATGCGACTCGGAATGTTCACGAACACTCTCGCTGTGATCAAAGTAGGTGCTCCGACAGATAACGAACAGAAAGCACTGAAATATAAAGTAGAGGACTGTGTGAACGCTGTGAAGTCAGCATTTAAGAACGGAGTAGTCTGCGGCGCTGGACTTGCCCTTGCTCGAGCAAAGACAACCAGCCCACTTCTAAATGAAGCCTTGAAGTATCCTCATAGACAGCTCATGGAAAACATGGGTATGGATGAGATAGAACTAGCCCCTGAAACAGCTTTAAACGTTGTTACAGGTGAGAAAGGCAACTTCATGGATGTTGGAGTCATGGACTCTGCTGACGTGCTTCTAGCAGGCGTAGAGAGCGCAATATCAACTGCTTGTATCCTAGTAACTAGCGCTAGAATGATCGTTGAAACCCAGAAACCACAGTCCTAAAGTTATCCACTTTAGAGCTTGCCAAGCGGTCGCCATAGTGGTATACTAGAGTTATGATACAAGCATTAACATTGATACTCGCAGGAATGCAATTATTAATAGCAATTCAGAGCAGTCCTGTTCAAGTACCAGAACCATTATTTACACTCGCAAGCACCACAGCTCACACGGCAATACGAATCGGAAACGAGGAGTATGCCAAAGCGCTGGTCAACCCAACAGGAACGGTGCCAACAACAGATGTGAATCCAGTGGTACAACCACAACAACAAACAGCTCCTACTCAAACACAAACACAACCATTAATAACAACAGAACCAAAAAAATCTATGTCTAGCATAAAAATCATAAGCCCAATAGCTGGCAAAGGACTCGGATCACGAATAGATTCCACAACTGGAAAAGATGTCGGATTCAGAGTATCGCCAACCTATCCAGAACTTCAAGACGAAACAAACTACATCGAGCTTGGACTGGTGTGCCGAGATGATGATGGAAAAGTAGATGTCGATTCAACGGTGGAAGTTGTAGCAACGGACTCAACCCAAAACAAGACAATGAACGGCACTGGTAATGTCACAAAGATATACAACAACGGAGTGCCTGAATCAGTAAATTATTATCCATTCCATTACGAATTTAAAACAGCTGGAAAACATACAATCACATTCACTTGCAATGGCCTAAGCGAAAGCGTAGACATCCAAGTCAGTGAGGTTACTCCAGAATAACTAAACAAATATCATGCAAAAAGCAAAAGAGTTTTTGAACTTACTTGTTACTTCTCTCGTAGAATTCCCTGATGATGTCAGAATTGACGGCCGTACTGACGAAATGGGAGTGCTTCTTACTCTTCACGTAGCCAAAGAGGATATGGGAAAAATTATAGGAAAAGAGGGTAACACAGCAAAATCAATCCGAACACTTCTACGTGTTGTAGGAATGAAAGAGAATGCTCGAATCAACCTCAAAATAGACGAACCAGAAACTGTATATAAAACTTACTAAACATATGAATACCAAAGAATTTGAATCAGTAAAACCATTTTTAGACAAAGACATAATAGAAATCATGGAGGAAAAAATTGCAGATACTGATGGTATTCTCTATCCAAGAAATTACTTTATTTATGCTTCTGCACTCGTGTCCACAAATATTCAACTTATCAGAATTCTAAAAGAAGCATTCAGTAGGGGCTTCATTGTACAAAAATAAATCATATGCAAATCGTAGAGAAAGACATCAATGAAATAAAACCATATCCAAAGAATGCCAAAGAGCATACATCTACGCAGATAAAGAAAATTGCTGCATCAATCCAAGAGTTTGGATTCAATCAACCGATCGTACTCGACAAAGATGGAGTCATCATCGTAGGACATGGTCGATACGAAGCTGCAAAAGAACTCAAGATGCAGAAAGTACCTACGTTCACAGTAGAGATAGACGAGGAACGTGCAAAAGCGTACAGACTGGCCGACAACAAACTAAACGAGTCAAACTGGACTATGGACTTGGTCGTAGAGGAACTCAAAACACTTTCTCTCAAAATGGTAGACCTCACAGGATTCGACTCAAATCTAGTACTGGAAACCAAAGAGGATAACCCTCCGAGCTTTGGGTCCATAGGAACGCCACGAACACAAGTAGGCGACGTGTACGAGCTCGGCCGACACAAACTGATATGTGGTGACTCAACAGACGAATCCACATACAAGAAACTGCTCGGTGATGAGAAACCAAGACTCATCTTCACTGATCCTCCATACTCCATCGACTACCACTCAACTGCTGGATTACCTGACAAATTCACAGGAAAAAAGAAACAACAATAC